AGTTTACTTAGTACATCTTCGACATACAAAATAGCAATGAAAATTTTGAGGAAATCGTTCTTACTATTATGCTGGTTTAGTTACTGGCCGCCATACTTCATAGATATACTTTTAAAAGTTTTTATGTGATCTAAAATCCCTTAATTTCGCATTCAAAAACTTGGCCACTTGAATATCGTGGGTATTAATTATTTTTGTTCGATTCGCAGTATCTCCACTCAATTTAGGTTTACGAAAAATATCCAAATTTTCGTATATTAGGTTTTTGACTATGAGTTTATCAAATTCTTCTTTTTCTTGCACTGATTCAAAAACAAGTATCAACTCAAGAAACCTTCTTTGAGCCGAACAAGCTTCTTGGTTTTTTTCGTCAAGAAGAAATTTGTGAATTAGCCATTCTGGACTTCCATCTATAAAATAATTGTAAGAAACATCAATTTTTTGTTCTTTATCAATTGAAAGAATCTCCCACCTAGGACTTGAAGTTGTATATCTACCTGAGTCCATCACAATCAACTCATCCTCATAAATAATTGTCTGATGGTATTTGAATTGATAAGACATGAAATAGTGCCTACTGTTCATCATATTATGAGCGTAGTACACATCTTTACTTCTATCTTCAGAATCCTTATCCTCTACAAAAACAAATTCTGGAAATTGCTTATAATATCTTCCAACAGAATTACTCTCCCATCCATCCTTATCTTCTATGTAATGGAGTAATCTATCAAACGGTGATAAATCAATTCCAAATCGCTTTCTCCATAGATATTCAACTTCTTGTTGACTCGCAACGCTATCAATTGGGGTATTAGTATCCTGCCTTCGTGTATATATTGTCCCAGCTGGAATACATGTTTTCCCATCTTTATACTTCTTTTCTAAATAGAAAGGGGTATTATCGGAATTCTTTATGATTAACACATCAATTTCTTTTGAATTAAGAGTTATGGTTTCAATTGTTATAAACGGTACATTTCCACCAGCAAAACTAGTATTCCTAAGCATATCTACAATCATGGCTTGAGTTTTTCTGCCTTCATCATTGCTGACTCCCTTTATTTCCCCATGATCTGATACTCCAAAAATTAAATAGGAATCATTCCTAGAAGGTATGTTAGAAAGGCATAGAATATCATGGATAAATTTAGCCTTATTTTGATGGTATTTTTCTTTGAAATCCCAATACTCGCCTTCTCTTTTTAGACTAATCAGGTCCATAATAGCAGTCTTGGAAAAACTCATGACTAATTGCTCCTTAGTTTTCTATAAAAGATATGTACATACACAATTTACAAGTTTACAAAATCAACTACTCAGAACGATTATTTGTCTCAAATCTCATTGACCCTCTGGTTTTTCAACCAGTATAGTAATTAGCTTCCAGTCAATTGGGATTATCAATATCAATAATTATTGCTTTTCTGTTTATATTTGTTCTGAATAAAATCATTCATAAACTTATCGACTGTTCCAAACTCAAAATTCAAAATGATACCTCCATTTAAAATCCATTCATAAAGTTTGCACACTTTTCTAGCTTTCCCTTGTTTTCACGAAGAATCTCTACAGCTCTGAAGAAACCTTGCTGAAGCGTTTCCTTATCAATATGTCGATTAGTACAGCCTTGAACACTTTTCACCTTATAGTGGTTGTCACACTGCTAGACTAGCCGTTTCCCTCTGCTTGTGGTCAAGTTCTTTCAGCCAAACAGACCTCCACATTATTTACAAAAAAATTCTTGAATCTTGGCTTTTTTTCATCTATCCACCGGTACATATTATTGATGTACTCTCGATTTCTTATGCTACTCATTTTATATTGAAGATCACTGATTTGCCGTTCAAGATTTGAAATCTGTTCTATTTTGCGGTTGATAGCATCATATTCTATCAAAAATCCCTTCAGCGATAGTATCATACGCTGTTAAATTCATATTTTGTGGGGTAGTATCTAGAGTAGATGTATTTATTTTATAACTATTAACTTTGATTTCTCTTTGACACATTGCACAAGGAGACTTTGTAGTTGATAAATGAATTTTCTGTCTGGTGGAAATATCTTTTATTTCGACTCCATTATTTTCTTCTCGAAGTTTTGCAAATAACTTTCTTTCACAACAAGTAAACATACGCCTATTCTTCTTATCTACATTTTGTGAAACAAAATCTTTATATTCAATATATCGTTTTAGGTCATTCAAATAATATCTAACACCATCCGCAATATCTACAATCTTAACACTTTTTTTATCAAAGGATTCAAGTACCTTTTTAAATTCATTTAATATCCTATTTTTATTGCCATCTAAAGCAATACCATTAACAGCGATATACTTTTCACCGTCAAACTCAATCGTAGCATAACATGAGATATTAGAACTTTCAAACGCTTTCTTATAAATCTTATCATCTGGGTTAGATAAATACTTTTTTATTCTCTGAGGAAATCTTTTGTGGAATATTCTTGTATTTCTAATATTTACAAAATGAAGAGAACCATCAAGCGATAACATACTGTTTTGTAGTGCATTGATACGACCTGAAAATACTTTAGAAAGGTTCCGCGTCAAAAAAATCAAAAATTCAATGCCTCTTTCATCAAGCACACCATGAACCAAATTTTCTCTCAAATCTCGTCTCGTTCGCCAGTAATACCAATCAAACTCGTACATATATTCGAAGAAATTATCCCAATATCTATCAAACACATCCCAAAAGAAAAATAAGATTTCTTCTATTCCTCTACAAAGAATGATAAATTCCAATAATCTATCAGAATTGTCTGAACAATTTGGTATTTCTAAAATATCAGTCAATTTATAAACGTAGATAAACTCTAACTTGAGTAATAAATCATGTAATTCAGAAACTTGAGAAATACTCTCTTTCAAGTCTACTACGTCTACATCTTTACCACAAGTCAAAATAAGTGACTCAGTCGCATAAAACTCCCTAACTGTATTCAGAGCATCAATTATTGTATCTTCATTTTCTAATAAAGAATTATAGACGTCTGAAGCAATATATTTTTTGAATTCCCAATCACAATCTTTTAAGAAATTTTTCAATTTACTTATTTTTTCCCCAATATTTTTATTCTCCATAAATTGAACCTACTATCTATCATTTAACAAACAAAATTCTTAATGAATCTCTAAAGGTATAAATTGACACTCTGAACTATACTAGACAGAAACTTCCGACTTAAATCATAAATTATTTAATTCTTCGATTTAAATCTTCCATGACAGGGTCGAAATCAAAGGTGCGTTGACAATCTGAACAACTATAAAAAGGTAAGTAGGTAGTTGAATTAATATTTAGATATAAGTCTCCCGAACAATCAGGACAGGCTGCTCTATATTCAGAGAATAAGCCAGATTGCTCACGTTGATTAATCGCAAAGACAAAAAAAGACACGTTTTCTGCTCCAGCTTGAAAAAGAGCTTCCGCGCAGGCTTTTAGTGTTGCACCAGTAGTGACAACATCATCAATGACCAGAATGTTTTTCCCGGTTAAATCCTTTGTTACTGTAAAGACGTTTTCTACATTCGTCAACCGTTCTCCAGTGCTTAGATATTTTTGTTTTTCAAAATCCCTTGTCGCAATTAAAAATGGTGAAATATCTTCTAGTTGTTGTAACCATTTATCAGTTCTCGAAAAAATATGGTCAAATATATCACTAAATCTACTTTCCTCTTTAGGACGAGGAGGAACATAACAAAGTGCATCAAGCTTAAAACTACCAGGAAAAGACCCTATTGTTTGGATAATAAGGTCCGAAAGTTTTGTATTAAATTTACCAAATAACTTGCTGCTAGAGCTTTTATTAGAAATAATCGCCTTAGAATATGGGTGTAATTCATGCATATAATGTTTAGAACCATAATATCTCCCCAACGAGAACAGTCGAACTCTCTTAGAATCCGAAATAGGATATAATGAATGAATATATCTACTAATGAATTGACTGGTCGACAATGGGATTTGATTTTCACCAAAATAATTTTTTCCCACAAGATTTTTCGCAATTACTTTTTCATAAAGTTCATCAAAGCTGTAGAGTATAACGTCTGGGGTATTGTCTAATTGCTCATATTTCAAAATATTCTCTGTTATCAAGACGACCCCGCATAATAACTTCATTGAACGTTTAGTGAATCGAGGCTCTTTAGAGACTAAAATAATTTCAGAGGTCCGTGCATTGAGGCGTTCCTTAAAAAGATCAAAAAGAGATAATGAGGGCCAAAGAACCATTTTTACTGTTTCAACTTTTATAATATCACTTTCATCAATAAAACCAGGCAGCCCTTCTAAGTCGGTTAAAAACAGACAATTAAACTCGGACTCATATATTTTCTGAATGTCTCTCCAATCATCGGTAGATAAAAGAGGAAGCTCAGAAATATGGAAAACGATACCTTTTATCTCACTAACATTTCTAAGCAAGTCTATTTCCCCCCTCCTCAGAGATAATATCTAACGAAAAGTCCAAAGGGATAAGCTCAAATTCTTCATCAATATCAAACTCCCCTTTAAAGAAACTACTCTCTGCCAAAATCTTTAGTGCATCGCTAGGATTATGCATCACTTTGGCTCCTTTTTTAACAAACTTCTCTGGCCAAGTTATATGTTTATTTTCTAATGCACTCTCAGGTAGAAGAACCAATCTCCCCTGTTTAAGAGCATAATCAGCTTGAATAAGAGAGCCAGATGTTTCCCCTGCTTCCATAACAATAGTCGCAAGAGACAGAGCACTCATAACCCGATTTCTCATTGGGAAGAACCACCGTTGAGTTTTAGATGCTGGAGAGAATTGAGAAACTACTAAGCCTTTCTTCTCTATCTCTAACTGCACTTCTTTGTTTTCTGCTGGATAGTACTGATTTAAATGAGTTCCTATTACAGCAATAGTATCTAAACTTAAATCAAGCGCTGCTTTATGAGCAGAAACATCAATTCCCTTTGCTAAGCCTGATACTATAGTAATTCCGTTTTTACCAAGTTTTTGAGCTAGCCTAGTTGTGTTGTATTTAGCCTTTTCAGTCGCATTTCTTGAACCAACAAGCGAAACCTTTCGTAATTCGTATAGAAGACTTTTTCTGCCTCTAATATATAAAAATCTAGGTGATTTTTCTGTTGATTCCAGCATATCTGGATAATCGCTGGTCCCCCGTTTTATTATCTCATCTGCTTCTTTCAATTTTGAAAACTGAGAAAAAGCAAACGCATACTCATGATTTAATTGATCTTGATTGATTTTGAAATAAGCGCTATACAAATCTAGATAATCTAAAATAGGAGATGACTCTTTACCTTTATATTCTTCTATAAATGAATCAAAAATTGGCTCAAATTTCCCTTCTGTCATTTTTAAACAGTTTTGCAAAGTTGAAAAATTCAAAGCTTCTTGTTTAATCTTATTATCTATTTTAAACATGTGCCCTCCTTTCCAAAAATCAATTTGTGCCTTATCATTATAACATATTCCATGTCAAATTAATTTATATATGTAAAATTGACTTTAAAAATTTAAAACTTATCTTTAATTATAACATTAAAATAGAAAAAAAGCTGTAGTGACAGTATCTCATTCTGTAACTACAGCCTTATAAATTTACTTCTGTTCCTTCTAAAAACTTAACGGTGATGTTACCGTCTTCTCCAAGACTAATCTTCTCGAGAACCTGGCACATTTTTCTTCCATTGAATTCTTCCTGATTACTATTAAGTGTCTCCTTTAATTTAGCCGCATGGTACCTCTCCAGCTTTTGTTCTTCTCTAAAGTTATCCCACTTATCTCGTAGCTTTTCTTTTTTTTCTCGAAGAACCTCTACGGCTCTGAGGAAAGCTTGCTGCAGGGTTTCTTCATCAATATGGCGATTAGTGCACCCCTGGATTCCTTTTACCTTGTACCGGTTATTGCACTGCCAGACAGGACGTTTCCCTCTGCTCGTGGTCCAGTTCTTTCTGCCAAATAGACCTCCGCATTCTTTACAGAATACTTTGCAGGTGAATGGGTTTTGTTCGCACTGGATAATGTAAAAATTGATGTAATTGTCATGCCGAAACTGGTTTCTCCGTTCTATCTCAAGCTGAACCAACTCCCATTCTTCTTTATCAATAATAGCTTCATGGTTGCCTTCGATATAATATTGATTGACTTGTCCCTGATTCTCACTGCGCTTTTTGGTCAGAAAATCAACCGTATAGGTTTTCTGTAAGAGGGCATCTCCCATGTACTTCTCATTCTGAAGCATCCTTTGAACCGTAGTGGGATACCAGTTAGCTTTCCCATTCCATCCTGGAACCCCTTCTTCTTTTAGACTTCTCGCTATACTTTCTGGTGTTTCTCCTTGTAAAAAATCCCGAAAGATTCGTCTGACAATCTTGGCTTGCTCCTCATTGATGACTAGATTTCCATTCTCACCCTTATCGTAGCCTACAAACTTGGTTGTGTTAACTCTTATTTCGCCCCGTTCGAACTTCTTTCGAATCCCCCAGGTCGCATTCTCTGAAATAGAACGGGATTCATCTTGGGCCAAGGAAGAAAGAATAGTCAAGAGCACCTCTCCTTTGGCATCTAGACTGTCAATATTCTCCTTTTCAAAGATAACCCCAATTCCAAGTTCCTTTAATTCCCGGACATATTTCAAGCAGTCTAGCGTGTTTCTAGAAAAACGACTAATGGATTTCACAATGATTCTATCTACTTTGCCTTTTCGGCAGTCAGCTATCAACCGATTAAACTCTGTGCGTTTCTTGGTATTAGTTCCTGAAATCCCCTCATCCGCATAAATATCAACCAACTCGTAGAGAGGATTCTGCCTAATAAACTCTTTGTAATACCGAACCTGGTTCTCATAGCTTGATAGCTGTTCGTCTTGGTCGGTGGATACTCGGCAGTAGGCCGCCATTCGGATTTTCTGAATGTGTTGCTTCTGCTCGACTTGTATCGTTTTCTTTGCTGGAATAACTGTAATATTTTTTGCCACCGATGTTCTCCTCCTTTACCACTGTGGGTTCATGGATACTCCAATCCTGTACTGCACTGTCTGGCACGCGCATGCCGATGCAGGCGACCTTCCCTTCTCGGATGTACTTGCTACAGACCCATACAACCTTTCCTTTGTAGTACTTCTGCCGTTTTAAAGTAGAGCCACAATGCTCGCATTTCAATAAGCCACTCAAAGGATATCGCCGATTGTAATCGATGCTTAGGTTTGCCTTTCTATTCTGTTTCAGACGCTTTTGAACGGCTTCCCAATCTTCTCTGGATACAATAGCTTCATGGTTATCTGTAATCAGGTACTGCTGCACCTGACCTTTGTTGAGCCGTTGCTTGGCCTTGATTTCCGCAAAATAGTATTTTTGTAGGATTGCATCTCCCTTATACTTTTCGTTTTTTAGAATATTGGTAATGGTGCTTGAATACCATCGCCCACCGTCTACCGTAGGAACTTCCTCTTCATTGAATAGCTTTGCGATAACATGAACTCCCATACCAGATAAATAAAGGTTATAAATCCGTTTGACTATTTTAGCTTCTTCAGGATTGATGATTAACTCGCCATTCTCATCCTTGTCATAGCCTAAGAAGCGCTTAGTGTTAATCACTAGCTCTCCTCGCTGGAACTTCTTCTGAAAAGCCCACCGTTGGTTCTCACTCATGTTGCGCAGTTCTTCTTCTGCATAGCTAGCCAGAACCGTAAGCATGACCTCTCCTTCGTTTGATAAGGTATGGAGATTTTGTTCTTCAAAGAAGATATCCACTTGAATAGTTTTCAGTTCCCGGCTTACTGCAAGCAATAACTCAGTGTTTCTGGCAAAGCGAGAAATGGACTTAGTATGAATGACATCAATCTTTCCGGCCCTGCAATCTTCCAGCATCTGCTGAAAGCCTGGACGCTTGGCCAGTTTGCCTGAAATCCCCTGATCATAATACACTCCGATGAACTCGACATCTTTTTTATTTTGATAGAAATGATTATAGTAGGATTGCTGATTGGTGAGGGAATCTTGTTGCTTTTCTGTCATGGTTGAAACACGCGCATAAGCACAAACTCGTTTCTTTTCTGGCTTCATCCCACTCTCCTTTCTTCCTTATTATATATCACTCTAAAGGCCAAATTTATCAAGTATTCAGCCCACTCATTCAAGCACTTTTCTACTTGAAATGCTGTCTATGTAAAAGGCCTGCATGGACAACCACACAGACCTTGATGGATTATTCAATTCGTAACACTTGACCGGGATAAATCAAATCCGGATTCTCAATTCCATTGATAGCCGCTAAGTACTGGTAGTTCGTGCCGTACATAGCTGCAATAGCGGAAAGCGTATCTCCGTTTTCAACGGTATAGGTGGTAGTACTGGATACTTGAGCACTTCCCGTAACCTGCAAAACTTGCCCCGGATAAATCAAGTCAGGATTGTCAATCCCATTGATTGCCGCTAATTCCTGATAACTTGTTCCATAAAGAGACGCAATAGCTGATAGGGTATCCCCCTCTTGAACCGTGTAAGTCCCAGTCGACACTGGGGCTGTTGCTTGTTGCGGAACTTCTGACCGAGGTTCTGGTACCTGTCCGGTATAAACAGAACGCAAATCCCTATACATATAGTTGGAATCCACTCGACCACTGATACCGCCAACAACTCCGTCACTGGTAAACTGCCAAATATCTGTTGGAACAGAACAAGCAGCTACCTGCCACTGAGCTACCCAATTCGTATAGCGGGATAAGTCGCCCATATTCTGGAACCAGTACAGGCTCGCATACACACCAGCCCAGTAACCAGCGGCTTCTACATTGTCACAAAACAGTTGACAAATTGCTGTAGAAGTCTCCCAAGAGACACCTCCATTGTTGGCTTTCCAACCGTCCGCATCTTCCATGTCAATGTAGAGAGGCATAGAAGGATGAAATTGCCGGACAAAATTCAAAAAGGCATTGACCTCAGCTTGTGCTTCTCCCAAATTTCGAGCATAGCTATAATGGTAAAATCCGTACGGAATGCCAACCCGCTCACATTCAGATGCATTTCGCCGTGCACGCAGGTCTTCCGCAAAGCTACCCCAAGACGAACGGATAATGACAAAGTCAACATTGCTCTTCAACTGATCAAAGTCAATAAAACCATTGTGTTCACTGATATCTACTCCAAATAATGCCATCTTATTTTTCCTCCGATTTTAATTGTTTCAAGGTCTGCTTGAGTTTATCAGGAACCGGCAGACCAATCCGAGCCGCATTTTCAATGATGCTGAGGCCTTCATTAGACAGGTAATAAAAGATAACCGCTGTGCGGATGATGCCTCCCTGTTTCAAGATATGAGTATCAATAATCTGCCCCATAGCCACTAGCATCAAAATGACAACTTTTTTAAACAGTCCTCGAAAACCAACTGCACTGGATAGCTTCTTTTCAACAACTGCTGCCATCAATCCACTGATATAATCAATAGATATAAAGACAATCAAGGCAAAAATAAAACCATCCCAATCGCCAAAGACACTTCCTAAAAGTCCTCCTACCGTAGTAAATAGGACTTTATTCGCAAAAACTAACTGCTTCATGATGCATTTTCCTTTCTATGCGGTTCACTCCAGTCGGGATTTCCCTTTTCATCAAATTGCATAATATAAAAGTTTTTATGAAATAACTCAGACAAATTAATGGTAGGGACTGTCGCACCCCACTGAGTAAGAGCTCCCACTGTTTCGACTTCCATCAACTGACGTCGACCTTCTTTAATCACGGGACGCTTTTGTACTT